TGATCCTTGGTATAGACCCGATATAAAATGGCATTGGATATACGGAGGAGATCCACCTTGTACTCCCGAAACAGATGATTGGAATGCTGGTGAAGATGCAAAATGGAATTGGATTATTGGATATGATCCAGAAAGAGAGGGTGTAAATAGAGATGAGATTATATTTCACGATTATTCTTGCTTATTATTTAAAAGACAATATCAAAATGGTAGAAAATGAAACATACAGAACATATTTCGAAATATTGTAATGAAGAAGAGATATTAGACACTCTTGAACGGTTAGGGAAATATCTATATGATTTGGATGAAGAATTAATACGATTAAAAGACCGAAGAGAAAACTCCCCCACTTGGAAAGAGGCTATTTGTGATGATTATTTAAATGAATATAGAAAATCTATTAGACCAGGACCACCTTGGCATCAAAAGATATGGGATTTAATTTTAGATTTAAGAACGAGAGAAAGACATAAAAAGATTGGTGAATTATGTGCTAATTTAGGAAAAAGAATAGGAGCAAGAAAACAGGCTCTCAGTGCAATATATCCGCCAGGTGGTTATGTTGGGTGGCATACTAATGCAGATGTTCCGGGTAGAAATTTATTATTTACTTGGTCAAAAACAGGTAATGGTGTGCTTAGATACAAACGATCTACCCCAGAAGGTGAAATGATAAAATATGATATTCCGGATCACATTGGTTGGAATGTAAAGTCGTTTGATTGGTTTGGACATAAAGAAATATCTCGTACTGGTTATACTTGGCACTGTGCTGGCACAGAAGATCTTCGGTGCACTATAGCATTTGTAATTCATAGTAATGTAATGTCTGATATGCTTTTAGAAGAAGATTTTAATTTACATTCTTGGAGTGAAGGTTGTTTTATATCTGACGATAAAAGTGATGAATCTGAATGGTGGAAAGGGACGAAAGAAGAAATTGAAACAATGAAATTAAGTCCAGAAATTCTATCGAATGTTCATGCCGGGCCTGCTGGAACCAGAAATCCTAGATAAATGACCGAAGCAAAAAAAACTAATTATCCAATTACTAAGCCACCAACATATGTTAGAATTCCTTCTAGATGGTTTAGAGAAAACGCAGGAATTATTATCGAGGAATTTGATAATAAATCAACCACTGCTTTAACATATAATAATGATTCAAAGGCTAGATCCTCCGAAGTTTTTTTATGGGATATTTGGAAACTAGATTTATCAGATTTACAAAAAACAATAATCTATAAATTTAAAGAAATTTTTATAGAAGAAAATAAAAAATATCGATTTGATTTAGACTACTCCACTATCAATGTTCAATATACAAGATATCCAGCAGGAGGTTATTATCAATGGCATTCTGACGATGATTTCGGTGTTGTTCATAAAAGACATCAAAATGTAAGAAAAATATCTATAACTTCTCCATTGAATACAGGTAAATTTGAAGGAGGAGACTTACAATTACAATTAAATTATCAAAAAGAACTGCGAACAATGCAGTTTGAACCCGGTGATGCGGTAGTATTTCCCAGTTTTATTCAACATCAAGTTACTCCAGTTACTAAAGGTATACGCTATTCTTTAATCGCTTGGGTGTCAGGACCCGCATGGAGATAAATACATTAGATAATAATAATCAATTTGTAGGAATCTTATCATGGCAAAACCTCAAACTCGGATACAACTTAAAGAATATTGCCTTAGACAATTAGGCTCCCCAGTCATAGAAATCAATGTAGATGATGATCAATTGGAAGATAGAATTGACGAAGCTATTCAAGTCTACAATGATTATCATTATGATGGTTCTGAAAAGTTATATTTAAAGCACATAATTACACAGGATGATATCGACAATGAATATCTTACTGTGGGTGATGAAACGATTAGTGTCATCAAAGCATTTCCCATAGATTCATCAACTGGGAATATCAATATGTTTGATGTAAGATATCAATTAAGATTGAATGATATATTTGATTTAAGTAAGCAGAAGTTGGGCGGATATACCTTAGCAATGCAACATTTAGATTTAATAGAAAACCTTTTTAATCAATCTCCTTCATTTAGATTTAATAGACACACAGATAAATTGTATCTGGATATCGATTGGGATAAAGAATTAACCGTCGGTAAATATTTGTTATTTGAAACTTACAGGAGACTTGATCCCGAAATATATACCGACGCTTACAATGATTTGTGGTTAAAAAAATATATAACATCTTTATTTAAAAGACAATGGGGATCCAATTTATTAAAATTTGAAGGTATACAATTACCTGGTGGAACTACTTTAAATGGTAGACAAATCTTTGATGATGCGGTAACGGAATTGCAAATGTTAGATGATGAAATCTTTACGAAGTTTCAGTTGCCTGATGATTTTATGACAGGATAATATGAAATCATTCCAAGAATTTATAGATGAAGCGATTAAGTTACCCATAGAAGTGGGAGATGTAGTTCTCGGTGGAAAATTTAAAAATAAGAGAATTGTAGTAAAAGATATTGGAGAAAATGAAAAAGGTGATATTACTATTAATGGTAAACCAATTCTAAGAGTTAGAATAACAGACAAAAAGGCTGACGATGCCGACTAGTAATTATTTTCAAAAATTTGATCATATTAATGAACAAAATCTTCTTCAGGATTTAATGGTGGAGTCTATTCAAATTTTTGGGCATGAAACATCTTATCTACCTAGAACAAAAAATAATGTAGATAATATATTTGGTGAAGATCCAACTTCGTCCTTTGATTCAGCATATCCTATAGAAATGTATATTAAGAATACTGATGGATTTGAAGGTGAAGGCGCATTTGTTGGTAGATTTGGATTAGAAATTAGAGAACAAATAACATTTACTGTTGCGAGACGTACCTGGGATGGACAAGGAATATCTGATAGACCTTTAGAAGGGGATTTAATTTGGATGCCTCTAACAAGTAAGTTATTTGAAATTCAATTTGTTGAGCACCAGGCTGTCTTCTATCAAATGGGAAAACTTCCTGTTTATGATTTATCTTGTGAATTGTTTGAGTATAGTGATGAAGATATTGATACAGGTATAAAAGCTATAGATCAAGTAGAAATTGATAACGCTTATTCTGTAGAATATGTATATTCTGCTAATTCGGGTGTTTTTACAACTGATGAAATAGTTACTGGTACTAACTCTAGAGCAACAGCAACGGTATTACAATTATCGACATCAGGCTCAGAGAGCATTATAAGATTAACAAATATTGTTGGAACGTTTAGTGCTACGGAACAAATTACAGGCGGCACTTCAGGTACAACAGCAAATTTAAGTTCAACTGCAACAGAGTTTGCAGGTGATAATAGTACTGCTAATAATAAAACAATACAGACAACAGCGGATGGCATCATTGATTTTACCGAAGGAAATCCATTTAGTGAAGGATCATTTTAATGTTAGGACAATACTGGTATCACGGCTTAGTAAGAAAATATGTAGCTGTATTCGGAACACTGTTTAATGATATCTATGTTAAGAGGAGAAACAGTTCTGATGATGTAATAGAAACGATTAAAATCCCCTTAGCTTACGGCCCTAAACAGAAATTCTTAGCTAGAATTTCTGGCGACGAAAATTTAGATAAAAAAGTGGGGATGCAATTGCCGAGGATGGGCTTCGATATGACTTCAATGTCTTATAGTCCCGAGAGAATGTTGCATCCCCTCCATAACAGGACAGCTCAATATAAAGGGGAAACTGGTAGAGTTAGAAGTCCAGTTCCGTATGATTTTGCATTTGCTCTAAATATCTATGTAAAAAATGCAGACGACGGTACACAGATTATAGAACAAATTTTACCATTTTTTCAACCGGACTTCACCGTAACTATTAATGCTCTTCCAACGATGGGTATAAAAATAGATTTACCTATTATTTTGGGAGGTGTTAATCTTGAGGATTCGTATGAGGGCGATTTTCAATCTCGAAGAGCTCTAATATGGACGATGGATTTTACAATTAGAGGATACTTGTATCCGAATATTAAAGGTAAAGGTTTTGGTGATGGTAGTGATAATGAAGCAACTAAACTCATTCGAACATCTATTATAAATTTTCATATAGTACCGAATGTTGCACAAGTTTCGGAAGATCCAGAATATATTGTATCTGAATCAGATAATGCTTTCGGTATAAGATCATATATGGTAAATGAAGAAGATTCTTCCAAATTTGTTGCAGAAGGATCAGCTGATAGAAACTTAAGAGATGGAATAGTATCACGTATAACAGGAACAGTTGGTAATGTGCCTATGTCAGATGAATATGATATAACAGAAACACGAGACTTTTTCGCTGAGGGAATAGATTATGACCCAGTAACAGGTTTAGATACTCGTGCGCCGAGTTTAGATGTTCAGGCACTAGGAAATAAAAATTTATGAGAGGTAAGCGATGCAAGATTATGATCCGATTGATAAACCACTATCACCTAAAGACGTAGATGATAAATTGAATGAAGTTTTTGAAATAGCTCCAGTGGTAGAAAAAGTACCAGTAGAAAGAGTTACACCTAAAAAAACAGATGACGAAGATTCAGATACTGATTTTCAGTACACAAGAGAAAATCTGTATAATATAATAGAGAGAGGTTCCGACGCCATGGAAGGCCTACTTGAGATTGCTAGGGAAACAGAACATCCTAGAGCATATGAAGTAGTGGGTCAATTGATCGATAAGTTAACTAATGCAAATAAAGAACTTATTGGTTTACATAAAACGATGCAAACAGTGAAGGAGGATTTGATAAAGTCACCGACAAATGTAACAAATGCGTTATTTGTGGGTAGCACGGCAGATCTTCAGAAACTTTTAAAACAAAATAAGGAAACGAAAAAGTAAGAATGCCAGGATAGAAGAATCCGAAATACCACGAATAAAACTGTTAGAAAAGCTGGAAGAGCAAATCGCTAACAACAGGCACTAAAAATACTTTTCGAGATATTACGACTGATAAAGTCGAAATGAAATAACAGTTAAGAAAGGCAGATTTGGAACAATTATTCACAATCGATGAATTCATTATGATAGGACTAGTCCTATTTTCATCATTTTGGATTTTTCTATTTAATTACAGGCAAGACAATAAGGATAAGTATGCCGGACATTGGGGATTGATAGTTTTAGACCTATTCATTAATATGGGTATGTCGGCAACTGGATATCTGCTAATATCTATTGTATTCCAAAACGTTCCACAAATAGCAGCGTATGAAAGTTATAGATATCCCATAGGATATTTGTTTGGGCTTACTTCTAATGTAAGTATACCGATTGTTCTCAAGTGGTTTCAGCAACAAATCACTAAGAAATTAAACGACGCAGGAAAGAAGTGAGGAAGATAATGGCAGATCAAAACAAAAAATATGAAGCGGGTGAACAAGAATTAAAAGTGATGGAACCTGTAAAAGAAATAGAAATTGAGACTAAGGATATAGTAGCCACAAGCAAATTATGGATTTACATAATTATTGGATTATTGGTATATATGATGTTTTTTATTATCCCAGAGATTGATGAAAAAGTCACATGGATGGAAAAAGACTTAAACTCTGTATTGGTACAATCTGAAAGATTTAAGAAGTCAACAAGAGTGTTTGCGAAGGATCATCAATGTGCTTCATGCCACTTGAGCCCTGATTATCTTCTTCATAATTTACTTATGAAGTATCCTAGTTTTTCTGACATAAAAGCATTTATGGCGGTCGGACATCAGAGATATTTCACAATGACCTCACCGATACCAGATGAACAATTATTAGATGTATATCGAGCGTTACAATGATAATGGTAGGTAAAGTTTTCATTGCACTAATATGGACATTGTGGTTATTTGCGTCTGGTTCTGTAGCAGACGGTGCAGAAATAAAACCACACGACTATAGTAAGATGTCTATAGAAGAA